ACCTTATTTAACATGTGCATCAATGGTAAAGAGTATGAGAAGAATGGTTATATCAACTATGATTTGTTCTTACCAAAGTCTAGCAAAGATGCATATGCATTGGAGTCTGCAGCTGCAAGCCCAAGTAAATTAATCTCTTACAATCCTGAATTACATATCAAGAAAGCTAAGGTAGAAACAGTAGCATCATTTGGTGATACTAATCCTTTTACCACAGGTTCTGATACATCTACAGGATTTGAGTTTTAAGTTTTAAAGTTTATTATATAAAAGGGGGATTATATGGTCCCCCTTTTTTATTATTGCAGTTATGATTAGTACGAAGATCCTAATTCCGGATATAAAGTCAGTACCTATAACATGGGTATTTGAGCATTATTGTAGATTAGATCAGAAGTTAACTGGTCAAGACATTAAGATTAAATCTATCTTTAACCCTAGTGAAAGAACTCCTAGTATGTGTATCTATTTTAAACAAGATAGAGAGAAATACTACTACAAAGATTTCTCTACAGATAAGGGTGGTGATTGTGTTGATTTAGTACAGCATATACTTGGTATAGATACCCGGTTAAATACAATGCATAAGATTGTAAGAGATTACAATGAGTTTGTATTGCATAATAACGGTGGTTATGACTTACAAGTATTTAAACAATACAACAAATACAAGATAGATAGATATGAGATAAGGCAGTGGAATACACTAGATAAGAGTTATTGGGGTAAGTATGGTGTAGGATCTAGAATGCTAGAGCACTATAACGTAAAGCCACTAACTACTTATACTATGTTTAAAGAAGAGGATGGTATATATAAAGTCTTAAATATTGAGGGCTCTAATATATATGGTTACTTCAAGAAAGATGGTACACTAGTTAAAATCTATCAGCCTAAAGTACAAAAGAAGAAGTTCTTAAAAGTAAAAGATTACATACAGGGCAGTGAGCAACTATCCGGTAGTGATTCATTAGTGATTGTCTCCTCTCTTAAAGATGGTATGTGTTTAAAGAAGATGTACCCACATATAGATTTCCTGGCACCAGATTCTGAGAATACTATGATCAAGAAAGAGTATCTAGATAGTATCAGTAGTAACTACAAGACATGCTATATACTATTTGATAATGATGAGGCCGGTAACAGATCTACTGTAAAGTATTGTAATCAATTTAATTACCTGAAACCTTTATATTTGCAGTTATCTAAAGACATCTCTGATTCAGTAATGGACCACGGATATCTTAAAGTAAAAGAATATATAGATAGTAAGTTATGACAACATTTATCATACCCGGTAATACACCCTCTAGTAAGAATGGTAGAGTGTGGACAGGCAGATACAGTGTAGCAAGTGCAGCCACAAGAAAGTGGAAACTTGCAACTGATGAACACTGGAAATCACAAGCAAAACAGTTTAGAAAAGAATCTAAAGGTCTTACTAAGCCATTGTATGTAGAGTTTAAGTTCTATAGAAAGAGCAGACATAAGTTTGACTTGATTAACATAGCACAAGCTGTACAAGATGCAATGGTTACTTATGATTGGATAGATGATGACAATGCTGATGAACTTATTCCGGTATTTGCTATTTACGAGTATGATACTAAAAACCCAAAAGTAGAAATTAAAATCCTAAAGTAATGGAAGTAAAAAAGAAGATCAAAGTAATGTACGCTTTTAGTCAAGCTGCGGCTCTTTATGTAGACATTCATGGTTGGGATGCATTGTTTAGTAATAAACATGAATCAATGCAGGTAGACTATGATTATGGTATTAAGGAATTTGATACCAAGAAAGAAGCAGAAGCTTATGTTAGTGGTGTAAATGATGCAAACGGTTGGACAGACCCTGTAGCAGAGATTGTGTGAAAGAATCAGATTTAAAAGAAATTAGAAAGGCTTATATATTAGCCAAAGCACTTAATGTGCAGTATCAGTTTATTAGAGAACTTGTAAATCCAGAACTTAAAAAATCTGTAAACGAGGCAAAAGCTAAGAACTCTCATGTGATCAAGATTGTAAATGATTATTTCTCTAAGAGAAATGTTACAGACTCATTTATAGAAAATGAAGAAGAATTAGCATTTCAGTTTTTAGAAGAACTGGATAAGATTACAAAACTTTAAACCCAAACTTACTATGAAAAAAGACGAAGAACTGGCATTAGCCGGGAAAGAACTTATGCTTGAACAACCTTTCTATGGTATGTTCTTAATAGGTCTCAACAAAGAATGGAATAACAGAATTCCAACTGCCGGTGTAAGCAAACACAACATTAATTATAAGCTTGTGATTAACTCAGATTTCTGGGCTAGTCTACCACATGACCACAAGAAAGGTCTATTGTGGCATGAGCTTTTACATATTGTGTTTGATCACCTTAACTTAAGGGATGAGTTTGCAGACAAGAAGTTATTTAACATAGCTGCTGACTGTGAACTTAATCAGTACATTACTCCAAGCTGTCTTCCAGAAGGTGCTATTCTACCTAGTTCATTTCCTGACTTAAGACTTAATCATAAAGCAGGTACTAGATACTATTATGAGATGTTACAAAAGAATCAAGATGATGAAGATGTACAAAACATGATGGGTGATGGTGATGATATGCATCCTACATGGGAAGAGTTTGATAACCTAAGTGATTCTGAAAAGAAATTACTTAAGTCTCAAGCTGAGTATCAACTTAGAGAGGCAGCAGAAGAGTGTCTAAAAGCTAGAGGTCATTTACCTGGAGAAATTAGTGAGATTTATAAAAGAATCACTGCAGTTACCCCAAGTAAATTTAACTGGAAAGCTTATCTGAGAAGATTTGCTGGTAACTCTTATATTGTTGAGACTAAGTTATCTAGAAAGAAGATTAACAAGAGATATCCGGATGCTCCCGGAATGAAATTTAAACCCAAGAAACATATCTTGGTTGCAATAGATACATCTGGTAGTGTGAGCAATGATGAACTTGTAGAGTTCTTCAATGAAATTAAACACATGCATAAAACCGGAACAGAGATTACAGTATTACAATGTGATACAGAGATTACTAGTGTTGAGAGTTATAACCCTAAGAAGGATGTAGAAGTCAAAGGCCGTGGAGGTACTGAGTTTGATCCCGTATTAGAATATTATAACAAGAATACTAAGAAATACACATGTCTTATTTATTTAACAGATGGTGAATGTTATACAACAGTTACACCAAGAGGTAGAATGCTTTGGGTTATTTCTTCAAAAGCCCAAATCAATGAGCAACTACCCGGTCCCCAAATCCAACTAAACTAAAAACCCTAAAAACATGGCACAAGTAAAATTAAACAGCGCTGAATTAAAAGATTTCATTAAGCACGTAATTAACAACAACAGATTCATTCAAGGTCAAGGTAAAGTACCAACAGCTTTGAATGTAGTAGGTAATGCAGGTCTTGGTAAAACTACAATTGTCTCTAATCTTGCAAAAGAAGAGGGTATGCAGTTTGTAAAAATTAACCTTGCAATGATAGAAGAGTTATCAGATCTAGTAGGATTTCCAGTTAAGGAATTCCAGATTGGTAAAGATACTCCTGATGGTCTCAAGACTAAGTGGGTAACTGAGATGGAAGCTGAGCTAGCAGTTAAGGCCGGGTTTAAACTAACCGGTGCAAGGCGCACTGCTTATTGTGCACCTGAATGGATTTCTGGTAAAGGTGAGTCTGGTATCTTATTATTAGATGACTATACTAGGGCGGATAAATAATTAATCCAAGGTAGCTTTTATTTCTTGAAGCATTTGCGTATCTTTATAATATGATACTCTTAAGCAAAGAAACAATAAAAGAATACTATGGAATATCTGGTATATATCATCTTAAAATTAAAAATAGAACTTATATTGGTAGTTCTACCAGTATAGGTCATAGATTAAAACATCATCAGTGGTCATTACAAGAGCATAGACATCATAATAGAACAATGCAAAATCTTTATAATAAATATCAAGAAATTTACTTTACTGTTTTAGAACAGTGTAAACCTGATATACTTATAGAAAGAGAGAAGTTTTATATGGATGATCTTAAACCTTGTATAAACCATATATTAGATCCAGTTTCATTAAGAAGAGATGCAGTCTTTAAAGAAAGATTATCTCAAGCAATGAAAAAAAGAATAGAAAATGGATGGAGTCCTGTTAATAAAAGACTTGTACATATGTATAATATGGAAGGTGCTTTTATTAAATCTTTTAATAGCATAACAGATGCTGGAAAATATCTAAATATAAAAGATATATCTGGTATTGCTGTAGCATGTAAAGGAAAAAGACTTCATAGTTATTATAATTATAGATGGTCATTTGATAAAGTAGAACAATTAGGTCCTATACCTAATAACTGGGAAACCACTGCTGTAGATCAATATGATTTAAATGATAATTATATTAAAACATTTAACTCTATTAAAGAAATTGGAATACCTAATATACCCAGAGCTATTAAATATAATAGAACTGCTGGTGGTTATAAATGGAAACATTCTCGTGTCCGCCTTAAATCCTGTGAATTGCTGGAAACTCCTGAAGAGGACAATCAGCAGCCAAGCTAATTAGAAATAATTAGAAGGTTCAACGACTAGTATATGGAGTCTTACCAAGTGATGTTGGAGACAGTAAAATACCAAGAGCGCAGGACAGTAACTTATGTATATCAATACTTAAAGGTTACTGATGATATAGTCTGAACTGTACAAATAACTAAATGAAAGTACAGAACTATAGGATAAAGAACCTATAGGATAACATTATTGCCGAGAATGATCCAAGCATGTATGGATTTGATTAACACTCAGGAGTATATCTCATGGAAGTTACCTAAAGACTGGACTATCATCTTAACTACTAACCCTGATGGCGGTGACTATCACGTAAATAGTATGGACGTAGCACAAACTACTCGCTTTATTTCTTGTGACTTAAAGTTTGATGTAGACTGTTGGGCACAGTGGGCAGAAGAAACAGCTATGGATGGCAGATGTATTAACTTCATCTTGAAGCATCCAGAAGTTGTTACTGAGTCTACTAACCCACGTGCAATTACTACATTCTTTAATGCTATCTCTAGCTTTGAGAAGTTTGAAGATAATCTACCTATGATCCAAATGATTGGTGAAGGTTCTGTTGGTGCAGACATGACTAGCTTGTTTACTTTGTTTATCAATAACAAACTGGACCAGTTGGTGTCTCCTAAAGACATTATCTTACATGACAATGAGGATTATATCATAGGTACTTTGAAGTCTACAGTTGGTAGAGGTGATGATTACCGGGCAGACATTGCTAGTATTATGAGTACTAGGATTGTAAACTTTGCTTTGGCACACTTCAAAACAAATCCTATGAAGAGTGAAGTAATCAAACGTTTTGAGAAATTAGTGGTGGATGAGATATTTGCTATTGACCTTAAGTATATGATTGTAAGAAATCTTATTAATGGTAACAAGCAGAAATTTCAAAAGCTTATGTTGAACGATAAAGTTATGGAGTACACAATCCGATGAAAAATTTGTATGTAAGACTTGATGGTAACAAGTATTTTAAGAAAGCAGGTGAGTATTACACCCCTTATGGTTTAAATCATAATAACTATAAAGACTTAATAGAGTCCCTTACGTTTGAAAGTTTTAAAGCAGTAGATGTAACTATTTTTGATACATTAACTACATCAACACAGAGTCTTGTGGCTGGTGACAAAGTATTTATAATGCCGGGGGTAACCATCCCCCGGTATAAAATACGGGAAACTGGTAAAGAGATTGGTTTTGATATAGTAAGAAATCACACCAAAGCAACTAAAATAGTCTTTAATAAAAAACAGGTTGTAGATGAAACCATAGATAGAAGAAACGAGATGGGGATAGAAATAGCTGAAATGAAAAAAATACTTGATCATTATGGTATTACTTCTCCTGAATTAGATGATCCAGAAGCAGGTAATTATGTTATTATAGAATGGTCTTTATATAGAGGACTTTCGGGTGTACATAACTATGTTACTCAAAGTAATTCAACTAGTTTAGGTTTAGACACTAATCATTTCTACACTTATCGTTTTAAAGAAGATGCCTATGAACAACTAATCAATGACTTACTAGCTAATACTAACGTTATTATCTCTGATAAAGATGTAATGAAACAGTGTAATGGTTCTCAACCACTTAACTCTGAATCTTATGCAAGGTTGGTAAGTATGTTTAGTTCAACTCAGAATCAGGAAATTGCTTTGGAGTTACTATGTAACTGTGACTATGATCAGTCTATGGTATATATCTTGAAGTTGATATCTAAGTTTGATATACGTAGTATGCCCGGTACAAACCATGTAAACTATAAAGCATTTAGACAGTACATGACTACTTACTGGAATATTGATCCTAACTATTACAGTGGTGATATTATAGATATTGTTCGTAGATTAGCAGATGGTGGTAAACTTAAGAGAGAATACCTATCTGAGTTTAAAGAGGATATTCTAAAACATGTAAAAACATATGGTGAGAATGGTATCTTTACTATCAGTGCAATTCAAATGAATGAAACATACAAACAAAAAATAGTAGAATGACAGATCAAGAGTTAATAGAACAGTTTTATAAAACTAAGTATTATATTAGTTACTCAGGACTAAGCAAATTAAGATTCAGTCCTAGATTGTTCTTTACTCATTACATCCTCCAACAAAAGGAGGAATCGGTTGGTGCACATTTGGTAGAGGGCAGGTTAATTCACTGCCTTCTACTACAACCGGATGAGTATAGTAATCAATTTTATGTATCTAAAAGTAAACTTCCTTCAGATAATCTTAAGGATATTGTAGATAAAATCTTTAGAGAACATAATTGTGATGATTTGTCTAACTTTCAAGATGAAATCTTAAACATTTTAATAGAAAAGAACCTTTACCAGACACTAAAAACGGATGAGCAAAGACTAGCCAAGGTAATTACACCAATTACTACTGACTATCTTACTGATCTTATAAATAGTATTGGTAAATCTGTAATTGATCAAAGCACATATGATAAATGCTTACGGGTAGTAACTAAGTTTAAAGCTAATCCGGAAGTTAGATATCATCTAGGTCTAGATATTACAGAGTTTGATGATACTAAATTTCATAGAGAGTTACCAGCATCTTGTGATTTAGTTGACTACAAGTTTGGTATTAAGGGTATTCTTGACAGTGTAATTGTAGATGATGTAAACAAAGTAATTAAGATAGCAGACGTTAAGACTACTAGTAAAACAATTCCTGAATTCAGAGAGAGTGTAGAGTACTACAACTATTGGATGCAGGCTGCAATGTATGTACTACTAGCTAAATGTCACTTCTTAAAAGTTGATTACACTTATCAGTATTCTTTTGTGGTGGTAGACAAGTATGAGCAGATTTATTGCTTTCCTGTTTCTCAGTTAACACTGGATGACTGGAATACAAGATTTAGAAAAGCGTTAGATGAAGCACATTATCATTATACAAATAGAGATTATTCTCTACCTTATGAGTATATTGTAAACAAAATAATACTATGAAGAAATTACATGACAAGTACACACAGAAATCCCGGATATTCTTATACCCGGCACTAAACATTAGAAGAGGCAGTCATATCAAACCCATACAGACTTACATTGCATGGGAAGAGATTGTATCTCCTACTGATAGAAAACTTATTTGCGTTTATGATATACAAGATAATGAAGACTATCAAATCTTTGAGAGGGTTAAGTTGTTTGGTAATGATAAGTTCTGTGAGTTTAGACAGACTACAGATAACAAGGGTATTTATATTTTTACATTTGATGACCGGGCTTATGACTGGGATAAATTTGTAAAGGGTAAATACTCTCAGTTGTCTGACACTGCTAAAGATGAGATTGAAAGATTCTATGGTAAAGACTCTAGTACTTATGAGTACGTGATGAGTTATCTATACCCGGAAGACTATTTTGATGTCTATGCAGAGCTGCTAGGAGTGAATGTAAACATCCTAAAAGGTGTTGGAGAATTGTGTGCTCCATATCACGCTGAAAAAGAAACACTTAAAATACCTGTAGAGAATTTGGAAATGAAAGATTTAATTATTTGATTTGTGTATATGAAAGATAGTATGTTATGTATTAGTGCCGTATGGAACGGTCAGGAGAGTTTTAAAGTTATACCTTTGGTAGAAACTTGTCCTTATGTAGAAATGATTTATGATCCAGAAGCTAGCATGTTGGTTATCATCTCTAAAATTATTAAAGATGCTTACCACATGATTCCTAGAATGGATGATAAAGGTGATGTAATATTTGTTAAGAACAGAAAGAATCCAGAAAAAAGTTACGCGGAAGAGAGAAGACTGGTTGAGTCTTTCCAAGAGTATTATGTACATAAGAAAGAAGAGATCTTAGATATCATTGCTAAGTTTGCAATGAATCATGATAGCTTTGACTTTAGTATCTTGGAAAAAGAATCAGTAGGAATCACGGGTCCAACTCAAGTATAGGGTCTTGAGGATTGCCATATAAACCAACAATCAAGGGGGATGTAATAGTCCCCCTTTTTTTTCTAAAACTATGAAGAGACATTGGGTAATGGATATAGAAACTATGTCAGATTTCTTCTGTGCTGTATTTGAGCACTATAAAGAAGAGTCTGTAAAAGAGTTTGTAGTATCCTTTAATGACAACCAGATTAAAGAGTTAGTAGATTTTATTAATGAGAACATTAAAGGTGAGGAATGGCATATCAGTTTTAATGGTCTTGACTTTGATGCACAAGTAATACAGTATATCCTAGATCACTCTAGTGAATTACTAACTATGACTTGGTTAGAGATTACAGATAAACTATACAAAGTAGCACAAGACATTATCTATAGAAAGAATAATGGTGAGTTTGCTCTGTATAGTCACAAACAATTAAAGATTAACCAGATAGATTTATTTAAACTTAACCACTGGGACAATCCGGCTAAAAGCTCTAGTCTTAAATGGTTGGAGTACACACTAGATTGGCACAACGTAGAGGAGATGCCTATACATCATAGTGATAGCATAATCACCATTGAGAACCAAGAGATGGTACTAAGCTATTGTAGAAATGATGTAAAGTTCACCAAGAAGATAATGGAGTATAGTAAATCTCAAATTGCTTTACGTGGTGTACTTACAAAAGAATATGGTATTAACCTGTACAGTGCTAGTGAGCCAAGGATATCTAAAGAGCTATTTAAGTATTTCTTATCTAAAGCTACCGGGATTAGTAGTTATGAGCTCAACGGTCTTAGAACTAACAGAACTCTTATCAAAGTAAATGATATCATTCTAGACTATGTGAAGTTTAAAACACCAGAGTTGCAGGCGCTGCTAGATAAGTTTAGAACTATTGAGTTGGACCCTAAAGAAACTAAAGGTGGGTTTGCTCATAGTGTAACTTATAAAGGTATGCAGACTGATTTTGGTCTAGGTGGTTTACATGGTGCACGTTCCGGAATCTTTGAGGCTAAGAATGGTATGATAATAATGTCATCAGATGTTGTAAGTTATTATCCTAACCTAGCTATTAAGAATAAATGGGCTCCGGCTCATCTTCCTAAAGAAGAGTTCTGTGAGCAGTATGAGTGGTTCTTTACAGAGCGTAAGAAGATCCCTAAGAAAGATCCTAAGAACTATGTATACAAGATCATCTTGAACAGTACTTATGGCCTTAGCAATGATAAGAATAGCTTTCTGTATGATCCTGAGTTTACCATGCGTATTACTATCAATGGTCAGCTTAGTCTATGTATGCTTTATGAGATGATAGCAGAGGGTATACCCGGTGCTATTCCTATCATGCAGAATACAGATGGTCTAGAGATGATGATACCTGAAGAATATAAAACAAAATATCTTGAGATATGTTCTGAATGGGAGACAATCACTCAGCTAGCACTGGAACACGACCAGTATCAGAAGATGATTATTGGGGATGTAAACAATTACATCGGTATAAATACCCACAGGGAAGCAGATCAAGAGACTCTAATTAGTCTTAAAGAAGATGAGCCCTATTATATTTATACTGATAATGGTTATTCTCCAGTAAAGTGTAAAGGTAGATTTGAGTTTCACCACTTAGCATTACATAAGAATAAATCTTTCTTAATTATCAGGAAAGCTCTGTATAATTACTTTGTATTTAATACCCCGGTAGATAAGACTATTCTAGAATCTAAAAGCATAGTTGACTTCTGTGGTGGTATAAAAGCAAAAGGTGATTGGAGATTTACAAGTAACTGCATGATTAAGGGTGTGCTCATAACAGAACCGTTACAGAAAATAGTGAGATACTACATCTCTAACAAGGGTTGTAAGATACTAAAACAACATAGAGATGGTAGAATCATACAAGTAGAATCAGGTAGATGGTTGCAGACTACATTGAATAAGTTAGATAAAAAAGATTGGGATGGTTATGATATCAACTATGATTATTATATTAACAATGCAATACGTGAAATTATGAATGTATGTCCAGAAAAGATAGCTTACCAACAACTAGAACTAAACTTATGATTAATATAGAAAAACAACCGATTCACAAGACTGAAGTCTTTATTCACAATGGTACTTACATAACTAAAGATGCATGGGAAGATGAGATAGATTTAACACCCTATCCTTTCTCATGCACACTTAGGATAGATCATCTACAACAATCTGTTACTTGCACCGTGGTTTGGCCACAACTAAAGCCACCCGGTACAGCAGATATAGAGGTAGAGATTGAGAAAAAACTAAAAAAGATTTATGTCAACCCTGAATGAAAAAGAAGTATTAAAGATCCAGGTGCATAATTTAAGATTAGCACTTAGAAGAAAAGAAGAACAACTTAGTAAGATTAAGGAAGAATACACTAATGAGTTACAAAAGGTAAAGAAAGATTACGGGATAAAGTTATTACATCTACGTATTACTCTCTCACCTAAAAAGGAACTAACAGACAATGTTGTACCCTTGCTTTGTAACATACTACATTCTGTAACAGGTGTATCTGCTAAAGAGATATTAAGTAAGTCCCGCAAAAGAGATTACATTATACCTAGGTATGTGATTATTCATATGCTTAGATTAGAAGGTAAAACACTCCAATTTATTGGAAAAACAATTGGTAATCAGCATCACGCAACTATTATACATGCTATTAAAGTTGTAGAAGACTGGCATACATATCCGGAATACTACAAGAAAGAAATAGAAATTTATAATAAAACAAAGAAAATGTTTGAAGAAGTAAAAAACTGATTATATTTGTATTGTCTTCTGATTTTCATAGTAAGCTACTCACAAAGTGTATTAGGTTATGCCTGTTTCCTGATACACTTGAGTGGCTTTTTAAATTTAGACTAAATAAAAACTAAACACATGAATACATTTACACTTAGAGGACGAAGAATTCTCCTTGACAAACCACACAAAGACACTTTTGGCATTGAATTAACAGAGGCTGCTAAAGCTGAAGTTGATGCTGAAATGATGAAGAAATGGACAGCATTAACAATATATGCTGTTGGCACAGAAGTAACAGAAGTAAACGTAGGAGATAAAGTATATATCCCTAGTTACGTTTTACAAAGCGCTGAGATAGTTGATATGCAAGATAAAGGCATTAAGATTATGATAGGTGAGCAAGACATTGCCATTATTTGGTAATACTAGGTAACCACTAACCCTCTGGTAGTAGGCGTTGATCAGGATGGAATGCTAAGGTCATGTAAGCCCTGCCTAGTTTTTAAATGAGCACACAAAACGCAAATATACCCCAAGTAAAGTGCTATATAAGGAACTCTTATATAGGACTCGGTGATGGTGTTACTGAAGGATATATGTTTGGTGTAAAGTGTATATTAAACAAGCCATTGTTATTTCACTTTCAAAGTAGTTTTGGGGCTGTGTTTTGGATGCAGCCCCTTTCTGCTTTTGTACACAAACCGGACTTTGATAAACTCTCTGATAATGAGGAGACTAGATTAAGTTTATTACAGACCTGGGATTGTCAGAGTAACTTTTTATCAGTAACAACCTTTGCTTTCTTACAATATAAGAGAGTAGATGTACTATGTAGAGATGGTAAGTGGAGATCCGGCCATTATCTATTTACTATAGATGATTACTATGGTGATCTAAATGAGCTTAACTTAGGTTATGCTACAGACAATGACACCAAGTGTTACCAGTTTATACAGTTAGAAGACGGTAACTACTGTGCACATCCAAACAACTTGCTTAGATGGCACAATCCGGACTTTATTGTTCCTTATGATAAGGACAATATACCTAAGTTAAAAATTAATGCTGAGGATTACAGCTCAGAAGATGTAGACAGGACCTATGGTAATAGTCCTTACTTCTTCTATAATGATCCTAATCACTAAAGGTCTTATATACTTCTAGTATAGGAGAAACTATAGTATGTCTATGGTTCTGTAATAAAGCAAAGACCTTAAATCCCTGAACATGTTCTTCTATACGTGCTAAGAAACTAAAGCCAGATGTCTTCTTATCTTTAAGATCTATCTGAGCAATATCACCACAGATTACCATCTTACTTTCTTTACCTAATCTACCTAGAATAGCCTCCATCTGAGAGTGTGTAACGTTCTGGGCCTCATCTACAATGATGAAGCTATTTACAAACGTCCTACCTCTTACAAATGCAAAGGGTACAATCTCAATATTACCAAACTCTATCTCTTTATCTATCTTCTCTTTGTTATAGAGACCATATAGATTGTGATAAATAGGCGCTAACCAGGGGTCCATTTTTTCTTTAATGTCTCCGGGTAAGAATCCTATATCTTCTTTAGATACAGTAGGTCTAGTAATAATAATCTTGTCAACCTCTTTGTTAAATAACATATCTAAGGCAACTTGACAGGCTACAAGTGTTTTACCTGAGCCTGCCATACCTTTTAATACAGTTATTGGATTGTCTAGAATTAGAGACTTAGCTCTTTTCTGTTCCTCATTTAAGCTTATTTGAAACTTAATGGGATTCTTGGGCCTTCTTTTTGCTTTGAAGACCTCATCTTCATGTGAATTTGATGTCATGCTTGTTCTCCGTTACAGCAAGGTATAGCATTTTGTTTACATACTGGGCACTGATAGTGACCATGTACAAAAATATACTCTACCCTACTATTACAAAATACACAATAATCAGAAGTTTTTATGCATGAGAGACTCTTGCACTCCTGATTGTCCGTGGTATTTGCTTCCTGGTTTTTTGTCATAAGTCTGGAGAATTTTACCAGCTACACGTTCAAACTTGATTTGACAGATCTTCATGTTAGGATAAATACGTAATGGTTTTACCACACGCATCTCTAATACTAGAGATCCTACAAATCCTGAATCAATAAATCCTGCACAGATATGAATATCTAAACCTAATCTACCTAAACTAGATTTACCCATAACTGTAGCACAGATATCTTCCTTTACTCCAATAGTTTCATTGCATGAGTAAAGATATAATTCACCTGGCTGTAACACATAACCCTCTTCAGGAATATCAAATTCCTCTACAGGATTAGGTTGTCTGCAGTCTAATATGTTACCCGTATATATTTTACATTTAGGGTTTAAAGTTAAATCTACAGAGTTTGGATTTAAATACTCTTGTTTAAAAGGAGAGATAATAATCATACCTCTCTCGTGTTCCAATAAGATTTCAGAATCTGCTAATACCATAATGACAAAGATAGTAATTATTATCTACCTTGACCACGATATTTTGATTCAGGAGTAGCTTTAGGTCCTACAGACTTGTGAGCTTTTCCCTTCTTCTTGTTTGTATTTTTAGGTGCTAGGCTCTTAGCCATGCTGTTACCACCTTTTTTTGCTGCTGCCATATATATAATATAATTAATTAATATTAATTAATTCTAAAAGCATTAAAGAAAGTCCAGTTACCCATTGGTTCTCCAAAGATAAATTCTCCACTAGTACTAGAGGTAAATCCTGAAAACTCTAAGTAATCAGTACTACCATTCATATAAAGAATAGCATTAGTAGTCTGAGTAAGTCCTGTATTAGTAGGAAGTAAGTCTTGAGCAATAGCTACTGTATTTGTATTTCTAAGAATCTGAATATTAATCTGATTTCCTAGTGTACCAATATCCCATCTTACTTGTAATACTACATAGTAATATCCGGGTATTGTAGGACTCCATTTTTTAGTACCTGGATTCCACCAACCATTAGGATCTAACTTAGCAGTAAATCCAATAATTTCTGTACCATTAGTTGTTACATTTACAGGAGCATTTAATCCGCAGTTAGTGTAAGTAGCAGCAGTATTTATTACTCCCCCTACATTTAAACTACCAACAGTAATAGCATTCGTGGTTGTGTTACCCGCTGTGGTGACCTGTGCGAGCGTTGGAGTAGAATATACAGCTGAGATTTGTTTGTGCTCCCACAGCTGTGTGGTGCTGTTGTAGAAAATACCATCATTGTTGTTGGGATTTCTAGCATCTACATTATGTAATTCATCTAACTCAAAACCATTCTGTACTTTTACAAAGATTTCACCATTGTTAGTATTTGATCTAGTTACTATACCAATGAATACTAAATGAAGTGGGGCATATGGTTTGTTTAAAAGACCATAAATTAAATCCCCATTTGCTCCTAACCATACAGGATCACCTGCATTAGCTGAATTAGTATTTAATCCGGCTAATAGACCTTCAGTAATAACAAATCCTTTACCATTTATAGCTAAGTTCTGGGCTAATAAACCCATTGTTTTACTAGATGTAGCTTCTGAAATATTAGAAGCTTTAGAAACTATCATGTTAGTTCCATCAGCACTAGATACATAAACTGCTTGACCTTTATTAATAGCTTGACCAGCTTTTACTTCATGTTTTAACTGTGAAGTCCAAGTAGCATAATTATCTATCCACTCAGCATTATAGTTAGTATTATCTATTTTAGCTAATATCTGACCGGTTGTACCACCAGCAGGTAATCCATTAGCAGAAATATTAGAGGCGTTGATTGTTACTGCTCCTAAACCACTTGTGGGTGATATAGTAATATTAGTACCCGCAATAATTTGAGTAACACCAGCTACTGGTAAACTAGACTGATTTAGTGTAGCAGCAAGATACCTTAGATGAGTTGTATCTCTTCTATATTTAATTTCTTTGGTGGCCCGGTAAATCTGTTCAGTTTCATTGGCCCAAAGATTTAATTCTGCAGCTAGTACGTCTAGTTTTAACATTACTTAATCCCTTATATATAATTTACAGCATTTTTCAGGGATTGCTGCATGGTCTTGTAAAAAACCTTCTTGTTATGAGGTATACCGGCTACCTCTACAAACATGGCATTTACAAACATTGTCTTAGTAGCAGTACCCATATAGCTTTTACCATTGATAACAACCTTAGTTGTAATGATATACTGTCTCTTTAAGAACTGTAGTCCTACAATGTTTAGTAATTGTTCCGGCATTGCAACAGATACGATTTCTCCAGATACAATACTTCCGGAATCACATAGACTATACTTATCAGAGATTAACTCTTCCAGTGTAGCTTTAGCACCAAACTCTACAGGTCTGTCTAGTAAATACTTTACAGTAGCAGTGTTAGAAACAGTGTCAACTTTGTAGCATTGAGCACTCAGAGAAGTCACCATAGTGACAATGAACGTTAGTATAAATAATTTTTTCATGGTTAGTAAGTTACTGCTCCAGAATATCCAGGAGCTATTATATATAAATTAAGAGTTCCTCCACTAGTTAAAGTAGAAGTTGTATACGTGCTAATACCGGGGTAAGTTACACGTGTGTTCACTTTAGAGGACACTATTGCATTGTACTGAGCTAAAGTAAAGATTCTTACATCCGGAGCTATTCTCCACTTACTAAATCTTCCTGCTTTCCTAGCAGCTACGTAGTACTTGTCTGCTATATTTATTCTTCCGTCATCATTTACATCAAATATGTGATAGGATAAACCATTAGCTACAATCTTTCCTAAAATAATATTAGAGACACTTTGTATATCTGTAGTAGTATAGGCTTGTACTCTAGTTGGAGCATCTACCTGAATTGTAAATTGATCTCCTGCTACTGTAGTTCTTGAAAAAGAATAATATCCTGACGAGTTAGTATATGCTGTAGCATCTAAAGAGCTAGACGAGGTTGTTGTAGTTGAGGTTGAAGTTATTTCCCAAGTAGTACTAGCAAAAGTACCAGCAGTAACTAAAGTACTTGCTAACCAAGCACTACCTGTTGATATACCCATTTGTTCTTGGTTTGAACCATCAGCTGTAAATGTTCTCCAAACTACTATCTGTTTTGAGGTTTGGTTTTTAATAAAGTACAAATCCCAAACATAGTTGATTCCTGTCTGATTGTATTTACAGTTACCTTCATACCTGACTCTAAATACATCTCCATAAGTTCCATCTGTATAAGCTTCAGTTGAAACATAAGAAACATTATTATCTGTAGAACTGTTATTAACTGAACCTATATGGATAGTAGGTTGATTAGGACTAGTAGCACTTCCGTTATATCCAGAGCTAGAGGTTGTCCCAAAACAAAACCAAGAGTTAGAGTTAACGTGACCACTTGTATAATTTGTACCTGCATAACTTACCGTGAAAGGAATAGTTACAGCAACTGATTTCTCATCTGTGTTAAGAGTAGAATGTAAAACAGAAACCCCTCTTCCTCTATCAGAAGGAATACCAGAAGTTATCTTAGTTAGGGTACCTGTCTTTGTAGTTGCTCCTGCGGTACTCTTAAATAGTTTTACAGCTACGTTAGAAGCACCAGAACCATTTGCGTTATAAAGATACCCGGAGTAATTAAACTGTGCACTCAGAGACTCTGTAAGAAAGAATAAAACAATAATCCATCTCATATCAGTAACTTAGCTCCCATTAAAATTTGAAAGTTCAGGATGTCTTGTCCTGCCACATAAGTTCCTCCTCCTGTAATACCTAAGCCAAAAGTCTTGGTCATCTTATAGGTAAAGTTAAAGAAAGGAATTACAATGGGCTTAGATTTAAATATAGACTCTGTAAAATACTTGGTATAGGGAGAGTAGATTCCGGCTGCTATAATTGTAGCATCTATACTTTTAGTAAGTTTACCCTTATACATAAATCCACCTATAGCAATTGTAGAGATCATTGTTTCTCCGTATAGTTTACCATAGGTACCAGCTGCTCCATAGAGTGCTGTAAAGTTCTTTACTGAATTTACTCTAACAAACAGAGCTGTGTTAGAGAAGGCTTTAGGCATCAGACTTATACCATCTGATACAACACTGATGTGTTTGTTACCTTTTTTATTTGCTCCTATCCATGAACGGACACAGGAGATATTACCGATCTTAGCATTAAGCATATAATCAGCTGAAAACCCAAGAGAAGAAGTACCATCTCCTTTTACTCTTGTAAAGGACATAGTACCCCTTGCATCCTGAGCTCCGTCAGATTTTGTTTGTATACCAACTAAATCACCTGTAACTAAGATTGCTGGTTTAGCAACCTCAGCTTTGGCTTTATTAGCAGCCTTAGCAGTGCTACTAGACTGAGTCTTTTGTTGCTCAGTCTTAGTATCTTCTACTTGTTGGTCTGTGGGCTTTTCTTCTTGTACTTGCGTTTTTTCTTCGGTTTTACCTCCGCCACCACTTCCTCCTTGGGAGCTTCCACTACTACTTCCGCTACCACTGGAACTTCCACTGGAGCCGGAGCCACTGCTTCCTCCATTACCTTCTCCGCTGCCACTACCACTTCCGGGATTGGGGTTGGAGCCGGAGTTGTCTGTAGTCCCGCTTTGATTTTCTGGTGGGTTTCCTCCATTGCTGTTGCTTCCAGTTTCTCCTGGCGAGCTGCTAGAAGAATTAGAACTACTAGAGCTGCCACTAGTACGATTCCGAGAATTAGTTCTGCTGTCATTGGTTTTATTATTTGAGTTTGTTGTTCCTACGTTAGTCCCTGAAGAGGTGCTAGATCCCACATCTATGTTTACACTACCAACATTTGAAATAGACCCTAAGTTCATTACATTACTTACAATGTTTAGAGTTGTATTTGTTGTGGTAGTTGTAGTTGTAGTTACTCCAACTCCTTGACAGGGTGATGTATTTTTATACTTCAAATATACACTATTTATCCAATTGTCAAATGTTCCGTCTTGTAATTCTGTATAAGAGAAAGTTTTAACTTGTCCGTAGTAAGCTATTACTATAGGACTGGACATATCAGCATTAATAAATTTAAGTTCTTGTGTACATGGGTCTGTATACGAAAACATAAAGCCCTGCCCATTTACGGACAGAGCTATTATCATAAATAGGGTTAGTATCTTAGTTTGTAAATACACCTGACTTAATGAGATTTTGAATCACATTAGTGCAAGCAGTTTCAAGAGACTTACGGGTAGCTTTACCTACAGTACTTTGAGAGAATTTCATATCATCTAGAGACTTCAAGAATGATTCACCAGTTTTTGTTGACTCACCTTCACCAGAACCAATATAGATCTGACCTGTTTTAGCATCCACAAAACGGACCTGTAAACGTATGAAGGTAGTAACAACAACTTTTGACTTAAGACCATCAACTTGCTCGTCTTCATCAACAGCAAAATCAGCCACAGTAACATAAACAAAGTAGTGAGCAGGTTTAATCTTACCTTTTCCATCAATTGGCTCATCAAATACACCTTTTTTAGAGGCTTTGAATTGAGTAACCATTCTTTCTTTAATCTCTGATTTTTCTTCGGTGAATATAAATCTATTAGTTTCATCTAAATAATCTAGTACTGACTCAGCAAAACCAAGTCCTACATTCTTTTCCTGTAAAGCAGGATATAAAGAAAGAACTTTTGTCATGTCTACACTAACTACCTGCACTGTTTTCTTAATAGAATCAGTATAGGAAGAAACTGTAGAGATATCTTTGCTCTCTACAGCTTCCCCATCAGTTGTTGTTTTCATAGAACCACAACCAGCAAGAGTCATGACTACTAAAGTCATAAACTTATTAAACCATTTTTTTACCACGGATCAGATTCCTCCTCTTTTGGCTTAGCAGCAGGAGCAGCTGGTGCAGGTGCTTGTTTTTCAATCACACGTTCTTTAATAACTGTGTTTGTTCCACCACCACTAGATTGCTTCTGTTGGTTTGTATTGTTGTTCTGTAAGTTAATCACAACAGGTGCACCGGGTGCAGCTTGTTCTGTCTTAGCTTCTTCTTTAGACTCTTCACCACCGCCTAAGTGGGTTGCAAACCAGGCACCCCCGGCTGTAACAGCTGTAGTAACAGCACCAATAATTGCTTTCTTGGTAGCTGACATTACGCTTTCTTCTTGTTGTTCCTCAGACATATTATTATGGATTGGTTGTATTAGATAATGATTCTCCGTCTTCTTCATCAACTTTTTGGATTAGCATCTTGTCACGGTCCTCAGAGTTAAACCAGTAGTCAACTACTTTGTTTAGATTACCAACAAAGGCACCTAACAAAATAAGTAACATCTCTTTCCAGTCTTCTCCAATAGAAGCTTCCATAAATACTGCGGCATTAATGCCAACAATAATTAAAGTAAACAAACCTAATACAATTGCTGTAATCTTCCAACGGTTGGCTTGCATTTGTTGTAGCATGTAGTAGAACCTGTTATTAGGATCTACAGCTACGGGTTCTGCTTGGCTAAGGCCAAGTGCTTTTTTAATGTTCATTTATTTACGACAATTTTAGAATGTAATACTTCATGCTCTGTTACTACGGTAAGTACATATACACCATCTGAGAGACGATCTAGATTAGCACTATACTTATACTTACCGGCAGGCATCTTTTCATTTAGAATAGTTTGAATGCGTCTTCCTACTTCATCAGAGATAGCTACATCTACTTCAGCATCATGTTTAATCTGGAACTGGATCTGTACTGCGCCATCTGTAGGGTTAGGGAATACAATTACAGAGTTAAGATCATTAAGAGATACTACACCCTTGTTAATTCTACGTACTTCTATAATACCCATAGCAGGAGTAATGTTCATGTCTTTTGCTTTTACATCACCTACATACTTAGCACCGGTCCATAAAGCTGCAGTAGCCCAAGAATCTTGTGGCTTCTTAGCAATAAACTGAAGAGTAAATACTTGCTCTCCGTCATTTAAGAAGTTTTCATTAGTTAAGTCAGCTGCTCCCCAAGATACTGTACCGTTAGAAGGGTTTAAGTAAGAAGTCCACTTCATCATCTTTTCAGTATTCTCTACTTTCTTAAACTCTAAGTAAGCAGTGTCATAACGCAAGTCTAACTGAAGTGCACCTAATTGCTTACCATTGGTAAGAACTTTAACAGGAACGTTAACTAAGTTACCTTCATCTACAGTTACTTTAGGCATGTTAATCTCAATAGTCTCTGCAGGGAAATCATAACTTACAGTCTCATCAATGATGTAACGCTTAGCATTAGCTGGATTAGTAATCTTGATAGGAGTTAAACGGGCCATCTTAAAGCCGGTAGAGTTTGCATCTCCTTTAACAGCTACGTAGTAAGTGATAGAATCTTTACCGTCAATAGTGTAGTTAAAGTTATTAATAGTAGAATAAGTAGAAGTTAAGTTAGTAGCTGCTCCGTTAATAGCATTGTACTCAGCAACTGTGAAGAACATTACATCTTTCTTAGAGTTAGGCCAGCTAGAGAATCTACCAGCTAAACGTCCGTACACAGAGTATACGTCAGCAATAGTAATAGAACCATCAGTTCCGTTTACATCCATTGTATAGTAATCAAATCCTGAAGGAGTGTATTGACCTAAGATAGCCTGGTTAGTCTTCTGTGCATCTGCAGTAGAGAATACGTTACCGGGAATCATTGTATCACCTTTAACTACCATACGTACATCCCAGTAAGTAGTATCTAAGAATTTTTTAAATACAACATGTCCTAAAGAGTTAGTTGCTTTAGCTTCTACTTGAGTCCAAGATCCTGAAGGAGCTTTCTTCTCTAAAGACACCCACAAGTTCTTAGCATCTGAACCTGTAACGTTTTTAAACTTAGCAGCAAAACGTAATACTTTCTGATTGAAACGACCACCATAAGAGTAAACTACCAAAGTAGTATCATTACCCCAGTTAGTAGCAGCTTTGTTAGCAAATGATTTAACACCCGCAACTTTTAAAGTCTTAATAGAATCTAAGTTATTCCATACTGCACTACCGGCATGAGTAAATGTAAGGTCAAAAGTAGCGCCATTAGAGTAGTTAAAGCTAGCACTAGATCCAGTGTAAGCTAAAGTTACAGTCAAGAATCCTTGGGTGTTACTATCTACGTACTGTAAGTACTGATCTGAAGTAGAGATCTTCAAAGAAGGAACTACACCAGTGAATGCAGTGTTATCGTAGAATACACGGAACTGCATACCTGTGATGCTTTCAGAGGTAGATGTGTTATAGAAATGTAAAGGTGCTACTGTTTGTCCTGCAGTAGTAGTAGCAACTTGGTAGCCAGAATCAATCACAACCCAGTGGCCCGTACCTGGAGATGTGCTAGAACTTTGTGCAAACATTACTGTTGCAAACAAAGTAGTTACAAGTGAAGAGATAAATTTTTTCATTTTTTTATGTTATTTATAGCGTGTTCTATGAGCCAAGGCTCAGGATTTTCTAAGTTTTTTATAAAGCTGAGTTCATACATGTAGCAAAATGTTTCCTCTTTTTCCGGAATCATATCTATACCTTTCTTTGCTATATAGAGATGTAAGCTTTCATGTACTAGAACTACAGCAATGTTATTTATAGAGTTTAGTTTAAGATCAGCTACAGCTATGTAGATGTGACCTTTACCATTCTCTAGTTCACAAGAAGAGTAGGGACTTATCATAAAAGATACTTGAGAACAATTTGTATCAAGCATCTTGTACTTATCTATGTCTACCTTCTTTATCAGTTGAATTGCTGAATCAACTTTTAAATCCCAACCGTCCCCAGCTTTGTCAATTTTGATTTGAGCAAAACAAGGGACGGCTAAGAATATTAAAAGAATACTAATTAGTACAGATTTCATAATCTTCTACTAGATAGATTCTTTTTGCTTTGTTTTTAGATTTCTTACATTCTCTGATATTACTAGCACCTACTCCTACAAACTCTGCAGCTTGTTTAGAGTTTAAGAAGATGTGAATTTCTCCTGTAATAGTGTTAGTTAACTTAAGATGTTTTTTACTATTAGAAATACTTTGCTTTATTAGATACTCTTCGGTTTGTAGTTTTCCTCCGTAATTAGGATTATTACTGCCAAAAGAAGATTCTGATATCTTACTTAAAGACTCTGTAGAGTGTTTCTTTCCATAGAAAGCATTGTTTACTCCTGTAGCTTTTAAAGACATAAGTTGTTTTGTACCTAAAGACAGAACTTTTTTCTTTTCATGCGTAGGAGTTAGATAACAGTTTAAACCATTTTCTACACTACAAAATTGTTCTTGATAATACCTTTCTCTTTCTAAAAGATTTTCACTAGAGCAAAATTCTAGTATTTCAATCTTGTGTAACTCAACACCATGCTTTACCAAAGAATTATAAATAGCTCTTTGTTTTTTAACTCTATTTGGGGTTAAGTAGTAACTACAACGTATACGCAAGTTAACAGCCTCACCTACATAGACTTTACCTGTAGGAGAAGTTATCTTGTATATACCTGAAGTACTAGGAAACCCCAAAATAGAATCATGCATATTATTTAATATCTTCTGATTTAATCAAAGTGTAAGTAAAAGAATCTCCCTGTAATTTAGCACCTTTCTCGCAGATAGCAAGAAATTTATCAAAATCAGCAGATTTTTTAAATACTTGACAACCATGACTCCAGTCATTTACTTGAGCAGAATCTACTCCTGCTTTGTGAATGTTGATTCCAAATACACCTGTTTCAGTTTTGTCTTCTTGGTATACTCCATCTTTAGTATAGTCACGAAATACAGTAAGAGGTGCTTTCTGTTTAAGACATTTGTATTTACCTTGGTGAAGACCTACACCATGTGATCCTGGATATTGTCCTGGTTTAACACGAGCAGTTCCTCCACCATTGTCTGTGGTGCAAGGCCAGATATGGAACTTCCATTCTCCACCCTCTTTGTAACTTAAAGTCATCCAATCATCAAATGCATTGGTAACTTTTTGTCCGGTTGCACTATTACGAATACCAATTACATTGATATTGAATTCTCCGTTTTCAAAATACTTGTAGCTCTTAGCTTTAACAGCTGCTTCAATTTGTTCTCTAGTAAAACTCATAAGATTTTATATTTTAGTTTATAGTTTATAGTTTATAGTAAACAGTAAATTACTCCTCAGTATTAGCTTCTGGCTTCTTCATTACTTTCTCAAAAGTTGTGAGCCCAAGACAACCAAACGCAAGCAATGCAACTGCATCCACTAAGGGTACAGATGGAGCAAAGTGTGCTTCAGTAAAAGAGTTAGCATACAGAGTAGCGCAAAGAGTTAAAGTGCAGACTAAGCCACACAGGCGCTTCATGGAAACGGAGCCTTTTTCATCTTTGAAAAGACCTCCAATAAAGTTTAATAGTTTCATACGGTATTGTTTTTACCGCAGTTGATTCGGGATGCAGCCCTAGATGGTTTTTAGGGTACTACATATATAATATACGAAATTATCTTCTCATTTGGTACTCATATCCTTTAAGAGATTTGATCGGATCTACTTGAGAACCAGTTAATCCAAATAAATATCCTAAATCATTAAAGATTTTTGCTGAACCTTCCTGTTGCCATTTATAAGGTCCAACATCTCTAGTATAAAAACCACGAGAATCATTACTTAGCACATAATAACCATCATATGCAAAGTCTTTATACTTATCTACAATAGGACCAAGAGTTGGTGCGCCTCCAGAATAAATTAAATTAACGTATTCTCTAGGATTTAAAAATGTTAAAGCTTCTTGCTTAGTTCCTAATGCTGATACTAATGAGTGGTTAATTAACCAACCACCAGCATTAAAGTCATCAGATAACAAATCACCACTTCTCTCACGCATCTTTTCAAATCTATCTTCATCATCTGGATCATATCCAAATAAGTAAGCAATCATAAGAGATAACATACCTATTACAGCTGTATGTGCAAATGCTTTTTTACCGGCATACTTTTCTTCATCTGTTAAAAAGAATGATCCATTAGATAATCTTGATACTAAATTTCTTAAAAGTTTAGCAGATTCTAACATATAACCATTATTTATATCACCAGTTCTAACATTGTATCGTGATGGTGACCAGTTATTTACAAACATTCTAGTAAAGAATCTTCTTAAACTAGAGAACATTCTCCATAATGCATATCTGTCTAGCATAGACTTATCTATCTTTCCATATGCACCTTGTAAAGCATTACTAGTTTCTTGAACTCTATTTCTAGTTTTCTTAAACTCTTCACCTCCTACATCATATGAAGAATCAATTCCGGCTTTTAATTTTAAAATACCATCTGATCCTTTTTCCCAAGCATCTAAATAAGAGATATAATTAGTTTTACCATTTATAATTTGTGGTACTTTTTGATGTATCATCATACCAGCAAATAAAGAAAGAGTACCTTCATTTTCTAACCATTTTCTTGGAGACAACAATACGCTGTTTGCTTTTTTACTACCTTGACCAAGTACTAAGAAACTATCTGCTAAATCTGTACCAACACTTCTTCCAAACTCAGTACCAAATTTTTCTTCAAATCTTCCTTTGATTGGATCAAATACCTCAATTAATTGTAGATTAACACTCTTCTCAGATGGATTAGCATTATATACATTAGCAGAGATATCAGACATCATTTTAAATGCTTCAACCTGACCTAATGCATATGATCTTTTGTTAAGATATTTTTGTCCAGCTGACTCAATAATCATCTGTGTAACTGCACCACCAAAGTTTTTAATTGCCGATGGAAAAATATTCATGGCAAATAAACCAAAGACTGCTTGTGATTGTAAGCTATCAATAAGCTTTTGTGCACTACTACTCTCAGACAATAATCCAACTCTTGTTTTACCTTTAAACTCTCTTTCAATAAAAGAATTAATTGCCTCAGCTCTTAAGTTCTTACCTTTCTTATTTACGTAAGTCTTAATGTTATTAGTAACCCAGTTATAACTATTGATCTTAGATAGATCTTTAATCCCGTTTTCTGGATTATTTACAACTTTCTGTAAAGCTTGAGCAATAGGATT